CCCCAAACGAACCAACCCGGCCCAACCCAACCCGGCCCGGCCCTGCTCTATCTCGTCTCCGTCTCTGCTCTATACAGATTGTAATATTAAAATATACAATTAGCGAACCCTCAAAAACATTTACAAAATGATATCACCTATGCTATAATAGAGTCATCAAAGGAAATGAGCGCTCACCTTTGAACCAAAACAAAACAAACTAAAACAAAAGGAGAAAAACTATGGAAACAAGCGCATTGATTGCAACCGCAACAACTCACGAAAGCAAAGTAAACCTTTTTCGCGCACTAACGAACGCAGGCCCTTTCAGTGAAGCCGTAAACAAAACCCTGTCTGTTGTGCAGATCATTGATCAACCTGCTGTTAACGATCAGGGCGAGCCGGTCAACCGTTATTTCTTCCTATGTGAAGATGGGTCTGCCTACATGTCTATGGCCTTGGGTGTGGATAGCTGTGTCAAAGCAGTTAGATCAATTTGGGGCTCGGATTTTGCCGAACCTTTGCAGATCGTCCCTTGCCAAATTAAGACGAAAAACGGCCACACCTATAAATTTGCAGTCCTGTAAATTTATTAAAACTCAAAATTATAGCCCGGTATATCCGGGCTATAATTCTCTAATGGTGAATGTATATGAGAAAATTTATTCATACGAAACAACGAAAAGCGGCACTTGCAACAGTGATTCGGGGATATAATTATAATATACGCCAAGCCGCAGCATTGAAAGCACGCGGTAAATATCAGGGAGTTGTACTCCCTAAAATATTGAATGTTGACAAAGAATTTACAAAAATAACAACACTTGAGGAATACAACGAGTTAATAAACCGACTAAGAGAAACAAGCCGAGCCACCAGAGAAGAAAAAACCATTCAGCTTGGTAAATACAAAACCATCGAAACCCAAACCACACGAATAATTAAAAAACAGCAGGAAAGAAGCATACAGGCGTTCATTAGAAATGAAACGCCTGCAAAAACGGAATTCAAATCCGAAAAAGCATTAAAACAATTTATACAAAGCTATCAAAAAGAAACCTTTGAATCATTCAACGAAGCGCGGGCAGAGGTATTCAAAGATAATGTTGTGATTGCTTTAACAGCACTTGATTTTATGGATTTAGTGCATGAATGGCAACAGTTATCACTCATTCAGGTAGATTCAGTAAACCGGGCGTGGCCTGAAGCGGTAGAGGTGATGTGGGCGGCCTATGAATCTAAAGATGAAAGCAAATATCAAGAAGCGTATGACAGAATGAGAACGGCAATATACGGTGTAAAAGGTATTGTAAAATACTCAAAAGGAAAAGTTGTAAAATGAATGAGTATATTTCCGATTTTGAAACACAAAAGGATCCGGACACCGGTGTAATGTCTGTATGGGCGTGGTCTATTGTTGAAGTTAATGATCTTTCAAATATTCAATACGGAAATAATATTGAAACATGGCTTTCAGCGATTCAAGGACTTCCGAACGGATCCTTGATCGGTTTTCATAACTTAAAATTTGACGGTAGTTACATTTTAAGTTATTTACTTGGTGTTGCAAAATGGGAATATAATGACAATCCAAAAGCAAGAAAAGCAAAAACCGTTGAATGCTTAATTAGTTCAATAGGCGTACATTACAATTATCGAATAAATTTCACAAAAAGAAAGCATGTTAAAATCTATGACACTTTAAAAATTTTCAATATGAGCGTTTCGCAGATCGCTAAATCATTCGGAATCAAAGAGCAAAAAGGCTCCATAGACTATGCAACCTTTCGCGGTTATAACTATACTATGACCCCGGAAGAAGTCGAATATATTACTAATGATGTAATAATTGTAGCCAAAGCAATTAAGCAATTCCGGAATGAGGGTCACGAGCGTAATACCATAGCTTCAAACGCAATGCGCTACTATAAGAAAAATAGCTACTATTCAAACTATGAATTTTTAACATACTTTCCACACCTTGATGATGATTTGTACCATCTATTAAAGCGCGCATACAAGGGCGGTTATTGCTATGTCAACCCAAAATTCAAAGGTAAGCCGGTAGGCCATGGCCGCGTATATGATGTTAACAGCTTGTATCCATCTGTAATGAGCGATCCGCTAAATAAATATCCAATAGGTACTCCGGTATTCTTTGAGGGAAAATATAAACAAGATCCAATTTACCCATTATATATACAGTTTATAACCGCGCAGTTTGAATTGAAAAAAGGCAAAATTCCAACAATACAAATAAAGAATGATAAACGCTTCAATCCTCGAGAGTATGTAACAACTACCGGTTGCTTAATGGTGAATTTATATTTAACCAATGTTGATTTAGAAATGTTTTACGAGTGTTACAATATAAAAGAAATTCAATATATAGGCGGCTATAAATTTATAGGGCGATCCGGAATTTTTATTGATTATGTCAACCATTTCAAAGAAATGAAAATGCAGGCAACCATTGAAAAGAACGCAGGGAAAAGGAGTATAGCAAAATTGTTTCTAAATTCATTGTATGGAAAATTTGGTGCCAGCAATGACAAATTTGTAAAACGGCCATATATAAATGATAAAGGTATCCTTGCATACCAAACAGTTGAAACGCCGCGCCCTGCTAAAACAGTGTATGTTCCTGTGGCCGCTTTCGTGACAGCTTATGCACGGCGATTTATTCAAACGCTTTTCATAAAGAATGTTGATCGGTGTTGTTACTGTGACACGGACAGCCTACATTTGATCGGTGATGATTCGCCGGAGGGTGTCAAAATCAGTGACACAGAATTTAATTGCATGGCTCATGAGTCCAGCTTTGCAAGGGCAAAATTTTTAGGCGCAAAGCTGTACATTGAAGAAGATGAGCAAGGCAACCTTGATGTAAAGGCCGCAGGGCTTGGGCAAAATGAGGTAGTAAAAAATCAAATCACATTTGACAACTTCAACACCGAGCAAGAATATTTTGGAATCCTTAAAAGTAAAACCGTGCAAGGCGGCGTAGAATTAAGCGAATCCACATTCAAGATACGCGAGCGCGGAACACGGTTTTAATAAACAGTGTCGATTATTTCGGCGAATTTGTCCAAATTTATTGACAGCTTTGGGCATTCGTGGTATAATTAAGACAAGAAATGAGAAAAGAAACAACTTAATTAAAAGGAGTAAAATTATGGGAAAAATGTTTGAAAAAAGATGGGATCGTCATAATGGATACGCAACCGCCTATTGGGTTGACCTTGAAACGCCGATCATTATTTTTGATTCCGGTTTGAATCAGGTTGTAGAATACGATGAAATACCGGAAAAATATCAAAATTTAGTTGATAGTGCTATTGATGAATTTGAAGAGGGTTATAATAATGTGATCCGTTTGGGTTGCAAATTATATGAATGCTTTAATTTTACGCGCTTTTCCATTATGCGAGAGATTGAAAACTTTGACGAAACAATATACAGTAACAACGATTTTAAAGAGGTGTAAAAAGTGATCCGCTTTCTAATTAAACAACAATTCGCTTGGGCTGAAAAATGCTTTGGCAGTGATGGAGAAATAAAAAAACCATTTGAAAGATATTTTGCTTCATTCATTAATCAGGTGTTAAAAGGTCAAAAAACAATAACGCTAAAAGCACCAAATACATTGACTGGTGTTAGAGGCCTTATTTATTTTTCAAACGCTTTGGATTTGATACGGTATCTAATTGAAGTTCATGAAGAATCAAATGTTATTTCGTTAACATTCAAAATGAACGCTAATGCTAAATCAATGCATTCGGCAAGAAATGTAATAGAGAGGGTTGTAAAATATCATTAAAACAAAATGGATAAAAAAGATAAATGAAATGGAGGAAAAAAAAAATGCAACAATCAGTGTCAACCGCTTTACAAGCTATCCTTGCAGATAGAGGTTACAAGGTACTTGAAATAAAAACCTTTTCAGGTGCCACATACGTAGGAGCAAATATTCAAATCAAATTCAACGAATTCCTTTTAACAAAATGTGTCTATTGCAACGATGAATTATTTTCAACAATTCAAAACATATCGGAAGTGCGTATCTTATTTTTCAGTTAAAATAAAGAACCCGGGGATTTCTCCCCGGGTATTTTTATTTGTACCGCTTGCAGGCAATATTATAATCATAAATGCAAATCCAGCCGGAGGGGATACGCGCCCAAATATTTTTATTACCTTTGTAAACTAATTCAAGTATTGTACATTTTGTGCCGCGTTTAAGGTAGGCAATGTTGTTTTTCTCGTCACGATTCAAGCAATGCTTTCTGCCGTCCGAAGTCAATTCCTTGATCTTTTTTCGTCCGGTGTTTGCGCCTGCACCCTTGTATACACCGCGAACGTAGGTCAAAGTGATAGTTGATCCAATTTTAGGCTTTGGGTACTCAAAAAGAACACCGCGCACTTTAGGCCGAAGAACGCCAAGCACTCCATTGTAAGTGTGTTTTACTTTTTTACATTTTGAACCCCTCGGCCAATTCTGATCGAACGATTCAAACCATTTTGTATTTCCGTTGCCGGTGGCTACTGCAATATGCCCATAAGGGCCAATTTTTGACCCCCATACAACAATGTCACCCTTTAATGGAACAAAAGTAGGGTTGTTTTGAATTTTTTCAAACTTTTCAACAAGCGGTTTTCTTTTTTCAAAACTTGTGAAATAGTCAATCGCATTTCCCCAAGCCCCGGGTTTGATACCGAAGCAGGAATTCAAATAAACCTTAGCCAAATCCACACATTGGGCACCGGCCACCCGGTCATAATCAATTAATCTTCCTTTGCAGGAAATGTAAAATTGATCGAATGTCATTCCGTGTACCCCTTTTCTTTTGCTTCATTCTTAACAATATCCCCGGCAATGGCCGCAGGTGTAAAGCTGTTATTTTTCCACCAACTCCAAACTGTGGAAAACACTGTTAAAAGTGTGGAAAAGAATAAATATACTTCATCATCAGAAAAGGGAAGAGGATTTTTGCCGATCATAGTTAAAACGGAATTTACAAGCGCAACAAAAGTTACGATAGTGCGTATAATGGTATCTTTTGAAACATTTTTCATTTTAATTTTTCCTCCAAATCTTGAATGCGGTGATCTGCTACTTGCTGTCGCAGTTCTTGCAGGGCAACACGTTGTTGTAGGTTGTTATACTTTTCTTGCTTTTTTTCAAGTTGTTTAATTCTGTACAATGTTTTTGAATTTGCAAGCCACGCGGTGAGCGAGGTGCCCACCAGCGTGACCGCAGATGACAGAATTATAGTTAACTGTTCAACTGTAATTCTAATCACCCCTCGAAAACAATACCGTCAACAATAAGTCCGTTTGCGTCCGAAACAGTGAAAGCCCTGCTACCGTCAAATGCAACCTTAATTGAATTTGACCCCTCAGTGACTAACATTGTAAAGGCTGAGCCGCTTTTGAATCCGTAGAAATATTGAATTCTTTCTACACCGGAAGCACTTGAATGATAACGAACGCCGATCCGACTTGAATGCTGGACAAGGTTGGAAATCATTTCAGCAGACCAAATTTGCACCCCACCATCGGAGCGGGTGTCAATCGTTCCGGAAGTTCGGTTTTGCGCGTCACAAATTTTACGCTGACAAATAATCGTGTTATCGGATTCAAGATTTACGCCAATATTATGCTTTTCGTAGCCGTAAAGCTGGGATCCGCGTTGCAACCGAATACAAGGTGTAGTCGGCCATTCTTTCAGGGTGCCGGAGCCGACACCGGATAGAATCAGGGTTGTGTTAAGCAAATTGTAGGCAGTTTTGCCGGAAGAATAAACCAACTCAACATCGTTGCAAAGTAATTTATTTACATTTACCGCGCGGATTGTGTGCGGTATGTTTGCTTCATTGTAATTAGCGTTTGCAATAGTCAAATTATCCAGCGTTACAGAATTGCAGTTGTGCATGACAAGTCCTTGCAGGTTAGGCATTGTAGTAGGTGGATCGTTTGAATCATACCGGCCGGAAATATAAACATTTCCCCCATTTGCAATATTGAACCAGCGATATGAATTAGTTGTTGCTTTTACCCTAATTTCTAACTCTTGATGATAAATCGGGCAGGCGAGTAAGTCCATGGCTTGAAAGATCTGTGTGAACGGTGCTTCCTTGGTTCCGTCCGGGGATCGGTTCAGGTGATATCTACCACCTATATCTGCGTCATTGTTTACATATACAATATTGTTAATGGTAGAATAGCCGGCACCCTGCCCCTGCGCGGTAGCCTGTTTAATAGATGAAGGCGTACCCTGCAACAATGATCCGCGCCAAATCGAAATCATTGAATCCATAGGGTTGACGGCGGTAATGCCCTGCGAGTTTGCGTAAACATAAAATTTATCGTTTACAGTTATATCCTCAAATTCACCAGACCAAAATCGCTGATTGTCCAAATACTGCGGAATTGTGAATTGCCGAATATACTTGCCAGCTTTATCGTAAATACGAATTGTATTAGGTGAATAGGTCAGCATTACAAAAGCTGTTGCGTTTGCCTTGACAACCTGCATGATATAGTCAAATCCCGGATTTGAAAGAGCAACCATATTTGAAGCGGTGTTTGTTGCCGGATCCCATTCGTACACATTCAACCCCTGTGAAATATACATTTGATCGTTGGTTTGATCGTAAGCAACAGAAGATACCGCGCTTTCATTGTACCCGACTGGTGCGGAATACTTTTGAATTGTCGCCAGCGTGGTAGGATTCAATTCAAATATCGTCTTAGAAGGTGTACCGTTCAATTCACTTGTGGCAATAAAAAGACTATTTCTTTTTGAATTGTAAACGATTGAATTTGCATGGCCTAACCCCTCAATGTCACGGCGCGCAACTTGTGAACCGTTGGAGTAGTTGAAGATCACCACCGCCGCCGTGGTTGGGTGCAACTCTAAAGTGTATCCTCGAGGGACGAACGCGCAAACATAATAGGTATTGCCACCAACGGTATAGCGAGCTCCGCCCTGATTCACCGGATATCGATCTGTTTCGGACTGGGGATTTTTAATATTTTCACCGCGATTGGTGTATCCAAGTAGCCACCGCTCAAAATCAATATAAGTTGAATGAGGTTGGTTTTTGAATGTTACAAAATCCTTTTTCAGCTGTGCAATTTCCTGCCGGAATTCATCAAAATATGGATCGCAAATAACGGCAAGAATTTCTTTTAATGTGCCGTCATCATACCATTTTTGTAACTGTTCCGTGACTGTTTCCTTGATATGTTTATCAAGGTTTTCCAGTAAATCAATTACATAGTTTATCAACTCATCGTAACTGTTCACTTTTTCAATTACTTCATTCATCTTTTTTAGAACGCCGTATAGCAGTTCTTCAAAAGACAACGAATCATCGTAGACCTGCGGCAGAATTCGGTTGCAGTAAAACCGCCGAAGTACCGCGATAGGGTCAACATCGGGTTTGGGATAATTCATAAAATTTCCTCCTTAGTACCATAAAGGCATAAACAAATCTTTGTATTCATCAAGTAATTCAGAATACAGTCCGTTTACTTCATTTTTGAATTGCCTGAACACTTCACCAGCTGGCATTGTTAGCCCTGTAATGGTTTCGATTTGGTTTGTTTTGGTGGTGGTGTCATTTGTGTTGGTGTTTGATCCTTTGTCAGTTGCTTTGTTTGAAGCCGTATCAAGGTTAGCGCGATCTGCGTATTCAATCGAATTGAAGTCCTTAGCTTTCATCATATTGCCGGGAAGATCGCTTGCCGCCCCCCGCATGGTTGAATTTGAATCATTTTGGTTTGAGAAAGAACCGGTTGATTTGCTTTTACCTGTTGCGTTTGAATCCGTTTTGCGGTTGAATTTTTGGTTTGCAACTGCTAAATCTGCGGTCATTTGTGCAAATCCGTCAAAGGCTTTAGCATAACCGGGCATGACTTCCATGCATTTCGCTTGTAATTTTACTTTCCATAAATAATAAGTTTCAAAAGCAAATTCATCTGTTAAATAATGAAAAATGAAAAGCATTTCAAAATATCGTTTGAAATCTTCTATTTTCTGTGGAGTTGGGTACGAAAAATCAAAAATTTTCTTTCGTGCAGATTCAACGCGTATATTCAAAGGTTTATTTCTGTTTTCACATAAGTTGTTGACAACAACTTCCAAACTGGTTGTATATCGCGCCATTACTCCACCCCCTGCGAATCATCGTCGGTATCTGTGTCATCTTCAAAGGTTGGTTTATCCTTTTCGATAATTTCACTTTGCACTCGCGGCTTTACAGAAATATCCAAGCCGAACCGTTCATTGATCTGCTTGCAAGCGTTTTTTCTTTCATATAACATGGTTTCCAAGTTAATAGATACAAATTGATTATTTGCGTTGACTTCATCGGTTATAAGGCGTTCCGCTTTTTCATTTTGCACATTGTTAACGCCAAGGAATGAAAGAAATTCAGCTTTGTAGCTTTCAAGCAATGTGTACAAATCCTTAGCAACCAAAGGCGCTCCGGTATTCACACTTCCAAAGCAATCGTTGAAATCATTGTCTTTGTCAATGAAAATATATCCCTGCGAGCCGTCATACTTTGAAAATAGATTTGCAAGTGCTAATTTTTGATTTGAAGTTCCTTTTAGAATTACCGGTGTTTTCTGCGCATTCACATTTATATCAATTATTTGTTGCGTTTTTGCGATCTTATCAACAAAATAATTGATATAAAATAGAGTTGGTGTCCACATCGGATTATTTTTTATCAACACAAAATCGTCCGCGTTGTACTCTTGGTTGAAGTTAATGCCATAGCCGTTGATCTTGACAGGATAGCCATACAGATTCAATACAGATTGATCCGCCGCGCGTAGTCCTAAAAATCCCCGATCCCGATCATTGCAAAACGCGGCCTTGCCGTCTTGGATCAAGGCGAATTCTAAAAAGTCTGCGTCCACCGTTTCCGGCAGATTTTCCCATTCAAAGACAGTTGCGGCAATGTTCATAAAATAACATTGATAAATTTGGTTTAGCTGTGTAGCGGTTAATATTGAATTGAATTGACCGGCAAAGGTGCCGTTTGTGGCCGGGCTGTGATAAAGCGCAAATGGCTTTGTATTTGTAGGGTTTTCCATTAAAACGCCTCCCTATTATTTAGTGAATAATCACCAAAAGTATCAAAAGTATCTATATAATGCCAAATCGTTACACCTGAATTAAACATGGATCGAATTGAAGCGGCTTCCGGTGCCGGTGCGTTTACTTTAAGGTTGCAATCAACCGTTTGAATGTAATTCCAATATTTTCGCGTATGTTTCCATGAAGAAATAGAATGCCATTCATTTATAGCGTATCCATACAAATCAAGAAAATCATCAATCGGGCCACATTCATCAGGTAATGGCGAACAATCAACCAATCTAAATTTGCAGTTTTCACTTGAAATAGAATTGGTATCGCTTTGGTTACCTTTACTTGCTACCTTAGAATTGAATGCGTTCGCAATATCTCTTGAAGCATTAAAAATAGAACTAACTGCACCAACTCCGGAAGTGATCGCCCCGGCGACATTACCGGTTGCAAGGTTTGCGCCAAGGCTTACGGCACCACCGGCAACCGCTCCGGCCGCGTTTAATACAGAGCCTACACGGTTAAGTGAACCTTGAACCCCGCCATTTTCATTATAACCAATTTGCATTTCAAAGGAATATGGAACATCAAAAACGGACTCGGCAGGTTTTGCATAGTTTTTTATTTTCAACTTAAAACCATTAGAACCAATAGGCCGCATTTCTGCTGACATTTTAATTGAATTCCCTTTTATAAATTCAGGCCGCAAAGGTTGGCTAAAACCATTATAATTGTAAACAACATAGACCCGGCACATGGAAGTTAGCATTTTTTTGTTTCGTGGAGGATAGCCGCATGCTAATGTGTTTCCGGCCAAATCAGCGCTCATTTCTTGTGTGGCAACAAGATTTGCGGAGCAGTAAGGAATTACATATCCGTCAACCGTTACATCTGTAAGATACCTATTTTTGCTCAACCATTTGTTAACCCAAAAAGGAACACACCGAAAGCCAATTATATCTTTCCGCCGGTCTGTCTCTCCTGCGTATCTATCAATCAATTTTTTAATTTCTACATCAAGCGAAACAAAACCCGCGTATTGACCGGTCATAGAAGATGCGTTGCCATATCCACCATAAACCCAATCCGATTCACCTGCACCCGGTGGCCTTGATACAGAAAGCATTTGCCAATATGGTGCCCAGTCATCGCCATTGGTGAATTCTTCAATTTCCTTTTCGTAGTCGGCAGGTGCCCCCACCGGTTCAGGTTGCAACCATCGACCTACAATATCGTCTTTAACCTTAACATGGCCGCGGGCTATCATTGATTTATAATAGGTAATATTAAATTGATAGGTTTGCCAATAATCGGTTGTAATATAAATCATTGCAATATCTTGCGCAATATATTCAACGCGATCTATGAAAGCGTAGTACCATTTTTTATTTCCCTGACGGTTTACAAAATCCCGGTTTTGATAGCGGCAATAATTAAAGGCTTCAAACCTTGCAAAGTTTCCTTCAATCCTAAAAGCTTGATCTTTCTTAATATAATTGAATTTTGTTGCGCTTACACCCTTTTTCGCTAAATCGTCAAAGGCGGCGACTTGCGCCGCCGCCGTTGGGAAATCAACAATGGCATGACATTCTTCAGGCTTTCCCCATGGGACTGTAAATAGATCCAATCGTGTTGTAGGGTGAGTTACTGCCATTGTTTTACTCCTTTAAAAAATTCAAAATAATAACAATCGGAACACGAACGCCATCAGCGATCAACTCGCACAGGCATGTGCCAGTACTTCCGCTAGCTAATACTTTTTCAGTAGCCGCAAAAGTAATTGTTTTTTCAACCGCATTAAATGTCATGTTAACATAAGTGTTGAAATTTTCTTTTGTCGGAGCATTGGAATATCCGGTCTCAATCATGTTCAAAAATTCAATGCTAATATTTTTGACAGCATAATCTTCCGGCAAAGTTGCATAGTTAATAGTTTGAGTATCAGTAGGTTGATTAAGTACAACATTATTGCCATCAGGATTATTATAATTGGTAATTGTCAAATCCTGCAAACCGTCCGCTTTCGGAACTTCAAACACCATTGCATTGGCAAAGGGACAAATACCGTAAATCTGCCAAACATGGAAGAAATACTGCCAAGTCAAGGAAGAGCCAATAAAATCTTCCGCCGCCGTTTGGATATTGTCATACACTTGGAATAAAGCTTCATCACAAATCACAAAACCAATATCGGACAGCGTTTTACCTGTGCGCTTTCTGTTCTCCAAGTCATAATTATCATAGTCGAAAGAATCGACCACAATAAGGTTATTCCGGAAATCAGCTTCTGGCATGTTGAAAGCCATTGCAAGAACCTTTACACCCAATTTGTTAATCAAATCGGAGCGAATGATAATTACAATTCGCTCACCTTCCGACCATGTTTCAACCGGATCACCAACTGCTCCTGGCTGATTGATATAGTTGTTGTAGGCAGTTGACGGAAAAGTCATGTTCATGGCAGTCTCGCGAATAGTAGCTACCATGTCTTCCGCTTCGTCTTTCGTGGCAGGCATTGCCAACTTACGACCAAGAATAACATGATTTGCATACGCGTCAACAATGGACTGCTTGAACAAATTGAATTCGCGAATTTCATTGCCGGAAAAAACGGAGTTGATTTTGGCAGATACAAAACGGTTAAAACTTTCGTAGGAAACAAAAGCGCCCATCAATTCCTCACGGTTAATAGACAGCGGAAATACATCTTGACGGTTTCTGCTATAATAGGCTACCTTTGTATCGCCTTTGTACAGTTTCAAAATAGCGGAAAGATTTTCGCCGTTGTAGCCCATAGGGTTGACCGGATTTTCATAAATCTGCTGTACATCGGTACCCAACGGATAAGGGCGACCTTTTTTCAGGCGTGCAAGGCGGTTTGAATACCGCTTTGCTTCAACGGCTGTGAACATAATTCTATCTACCAAGACAGAAATAAATTCATTTGTATGTGCCTTATAATTCAAAATCGGGTTTGCAAATTTGCTGATATCGTCACCCTCTGCAAGAACAGGCACATCATTCTGTGCAGATTCACTCATCATGGAGCGGACGGCATTCAATGTTTTTTGCGCTTTTGCCGCTTCGGTTAGCTTTTTAGAACTCATCGAAAAATTCTTCCTCCTTTAACGCCTCGATCACTTCATCGGGTGTCTTTTCTTCATTTGCGGGCGGAGTGTTCTCGGGTTTATCTACCTCGAGCTTCTCGCCTACTTTCATCATCAAATTACCGTTGATCTCACGGATTCGGTTGTTATCCTCGACAAGTCTTTCATTGTCGGCGGTCAACCGTTCAATCTCGCTTGCATAGTCAACAAATGTATCGGTGATTGTTGCAAGATCGGGGCCGATCTCGGTTACATCTTCCGCTTTTGCGACCCGATCAACAATTTCTTTGATTTGCTCTACGGATAGGCTCATTTTGTTTTACTCCTTTCATAGTCTATTATATATCATTTTCTCTACTTCACTTTTAATCTGTAAATTTTCAAAAAACAATCTCCCCGCCACTGCAAAGGACTTGATCTTCTTTAATTCGGCTCCTGCGTGCGGCCTGCTGTTTTCTGCTATTTTGTTTACAGTCAATGGATTTGTCTTAGGGTCGCCTGTTTTACAGGCGTATAATGCTTGCGAACTGGAAGCAAAGAAAAAATATATTATATTGTTGTTTGTTTTAATGTTGAAAAGTTGAATTGAATCTTTTGGCTTTCGTTCGATTTGTGAATAGTCATCATTTAGGAATGATTCATTATTGGTGTATTCGTTATATTCGGGTAGATATTTTGTTGCTAATTTGTTTTGCGGTGTTGTGGCTTTTGCAAAAGCTAATTCATTTGTGGTTGATAGCATTTCAGCGTATATTAAATCGTTTTTGAATAATGGGCTGTAATAGAATTTTATTCCGAATGCTAAACAGTACGGATTTACCATTGACAAGGCATTTGCCAACATGAATACCTTGCCGTCTTGGCGGGTTCGGAATATTGTTTCTTGCAGGTCGGTGAATACTCTTATTTCATTTGGTAAGTAACGCCGGAATGATGATTTATTGTCAATTATAAATTCATCGTATACTATTGTTGTTACTGCTAAAAAATCATCGGAACCTTTAAGAATATCGGCGTTTGTCAGGGCGATAAATCGCCCTGCCTGCTCGCCGTCTATATAGGCGGTTTTGCCTTTGATCTCGAATTTGTGGTCGGGATAGTTGTTTTTATGCTTTGTGAAAAATCCGTCCGTTGCTTCTTTTATTTCCGTTTTGTACCGGCGAAGCCATACGAATTGTTTTTTGCTTTTTAGGTATTGTTCAATAACATACTTTTTTAATTGATATGTTTTTCCTATTCCGCGGCCGCCTATTAAAATATTTAGGTAGCGATTGTAAGATAAACATTTTCGTAAACTGTAATATTTCATAATCGGTCGGCGGAGAAGTCGCACCCCGGATCCACCCGGTGCAGCTCGGCGGCCGACTCCTCGCCGGTGGCACCCACCTTTACTAATGCGTTTTGATTCTCCGCCGCCTTTACAAATAAACAGAAAGGCTTATACACCTTTCATTTATAATAGTAGCAGATATAAGTTGTTTTGTCAAGGATTTTAGACAATTACTTTTTGTATATTTTAATATTACAATCTGTATAGAGCAGAGACGGAGACGAGATAGAGCAGGGCCGGGCCGGGTTGGGTTGGGCCGGGTTGGTTCGTTTGGGG